GAAGAGCTCCCTTTATATCTCCCCCCGCGCCTTTAGCAACCCCCATTAAAGAGGACGCTATTTGAGCGGGGCGCTCTCCCCTTGTCCTCGTTGCTCGCGCAACACCTAAGATTTCTTGGGCAAAGTCCCCCGCCTCGAGTTTTATCCCTCTGCTCGTAAAATCGTCAATGGTTCGCCCGAAACTTTGAAGGAACCCTTCAACCCCTGCACCCCTAAGATCAAGGCCCTTTTCGGCAAGGTTTCGGATCTGTAAGGATTTATCAAGCGCAAGTCCTACGCTCTCGCCCGTCGCTTGTGAAATAGCCCCCGCGAGATTGCCAAACGCAGACGAAGAAATTCCTAATTTCTCAGCGGCGCCTATCTTTTGCAGACGTTCATTTGAGAGGTCAGCATCTTTCATCGCTAACCCAACACTTGACGCAATACCGCTCACTAATTGAGCACTCGCCGCAGGATCAAAGCCTAGTTTTTGCAAGTTGCGAGTTGCTCTCTGTTGTAGGGCCCGCCCGCTTTTTGTATCAACGGCGCCCTCTATACCCATCTCAAGGTTTTCTAGTTGGGCGACCTGCCCTAGTCTAGCTTGTCGAGCGTTTAGACTCTTACCCATTAAACCCATATAGGCGCCAAGCATCGCTACAGGAATTCCCGAAAGAAAAGGCATAGTGGCCGCCGTTTTTTGTAGACCTTCCCCCAAATTTTGGCTCACGCTACCTGCCCTAAACCCGCCACCTTGGCCAAGGCCGCTTGAAATTTGCCTCGACGCTCTCACCGCAGTTTTGGATATATATAATTCATCCTCATCTGAGGGACCCGAGGGGCCCCTTGGGGCACTTGGGGCACTTGGGGCACTTGGGGCACTTGGAGCACTACCCGAGGGCATATTTAACCCCCCCAAACCTTCCTCTAACTGGCTGACAATATCGAGCATTTCTCGCAGTTTATGGAGAGCTTCGTTGTCGTCAATACTGACCTTAATTTGTGCCTCTTGCATCGTTAACGCACCCCTTCAAAAAGGTTTTTCTCTGCTTCGTCTATCCACGCAACCCCCGTGATTGCGGGCGCGTCGCTCTTTAAGAATTGGGCGTGTTGAGGTTGCGCCGCGTTAAAATCGTCTTCGCTGAGATCTAAAAGAGAGCGCTCAATCACTGCCGCTGGGTGTGCTCTAATACGCGCGGGGTCACTCGGACACATCTCAAAGGGTGCTAGGGAGAGCCCGCGCACTAATTGAAAATGTGGCTCTTTCCTCGTTGCTCTCGCTCGCGCCCATGTCGCGGCGAAAGTAAGACCGCTCGAGCGCGTCCACCTCCTCAAAGATCGCGAAAAGTAGCTCATCATGTTGACCTATTCTTGTATTCAGCCAAGCGGGGCAGTCTTTAAGGGAGAGTCTCACCGTTGTGAGCATCCACAATCGAATTCTTGACGCCGCGGGGAGATCATCAAATGTTATATCCCCCGCCGCTTTCACAAGATCGCGCCCCCGTTGGATTCTCGCCTCTTCATCTAGGACATGAGCAATTAGCGTGACGTTTCGTTCTTCGTCGCCTAAATCAACAGAAATGTGCAACGCCTTCTCGGGTCCCTGTAAATCGCTCATGTCTCACCTTTATCATTCAGTAGGGTAGTTTATCCGCCTCACCTCAAAACTCGCGTTCTCCGTGAAAATAGAGGCGGAATCTACTCTAAACGATCTAGTGGTAGGTCTGCAACCCTCGGCAACAAGTAAACGCTCACCCGAAACATTATCAATCAACGCGAAATCTAAAGGTACGGCGTTTAACATCTCGCTAGTGTCTCCGATTTGCCAAGCCCCTATTTCTTCAAGGGGCGTCCGTTGGATTCTAATTGCCGCAATTGAAAGGGTGGCTGTTCTTCGCGTTGGAACGATTTCTTGAGAGTCAAGAGCTCCTATCACATCTACACGTTGAGTCGTGATATTTTCAGATAGATCAACACCAGTGGCCCAACCAATTTCTTGACCTGTCGCGGCGTTGTAGATTTTAGCGCTTGCCCCGCTTATGGCTCTATATGCTGGCATGATTAATTAATCCTCTTCGTGATCGCTGTTACAGTGATGAAATTGAGCGGCTCCAAGGGTGCAACGTCATAACTAATCGCCACTTGATCCCCTAGATCCTCAAGCGTAAGATTTGCAAATGCTTTTATCAAGCCGTCTCGCACTTGTTGAGCGAGGCGAGCAGACGCCCGCGACTCAATAACGGCCACTTGTCCCGCTTGCGTAGGTCGTCCGATCTGATCAGCTAGAGAAACGCGCATATCACGCACACTAGAAAGAACGCTCTCATATGCGCTAATCTCAGAAAGGATAGGGTTATTATCCTCTAAATGGGTGGTGATTGATCGCTCAATGCGTGGCCCTGTGGGTCCTTGGCTAATGAAAAGAGCCCCGCTCCTTAGCGCTTGTTCTGCGTCGGCGTGAGTGTCAAAACCCTGTGCAGTTGAAATAATTGTGGGGCGTTTACGTGTTAAAGGCTCGCCTATATCAGAGCCCGCTTGCATACCCGCAAACATAAGAGCAGTAAAGCGCGGGTCTTTCTCGACTCGTCGCCCCTTAGCGTCAAACAGTGTAATAGACTGACACGCAAGCGCGATTTCAGCGCTGTTGAGCTTTGCCGCCCTTGCACGTATTGCTGATAGATTGCTAGTGCTCTCTATAGCGACATATGCTTGACGCTCATACCCTGCTCGAGCCGCCGCCGCTAAATGGGTCAGTAGTTCAACTTGGCGCCCCTCAGTAAAATCATGCAACACTACAATTTGAATATTTGAATTCTCGATAGATGCGAGAGCCGCCGCTGTGTCAATGGTGAGGCCTTGCGCCCCCCCGCTGAAATACAACGTGCCCGCCGCGAGAGCTCCCGCCGTATCACGAGTGTCTATCGTAGCCTCAACCAGCGAACTGTTAGAGATTTCCGCAAAAAGCGCTTGGTTTGTCGCTGTAATATTACCGCTCGCACTATCCGCAACGGTTAGAGTAAACGCTTCTAGCTCATCTAGTGGAATAGAGCGGGGTTCTATGAGTGTTGTTGTTATATTGTTGAGTTGCCCAACCAAAAGAAGCGCCGCGCGAAGGTCTGCCGCTTCCTCCGTTGTCACTGTAAGCAGAGTAGCCGCTTGATCGTCTGTGACTGTCATGACCCCCTCATCTAAAGCGATCACTATCTGTGCGCCTGTGCCGTTTGCTATAGTTGCGACCGCTGTACCCTCTACTGTAAAAGTTTCACTCAGCCCGCCTCTATCTATAACGAGAGTGTGAACATCTCCCACTATTGAGAGAGTAGAGCGTGTCGTGTTTCCCCTTAAACCGTATAATCTTGATTTAAGAGTCAGCGCACCTACATTAACAGACGCTTGAACACAGGATTCTCTAGCGTTGACAATTGTTACACTTGAGGCCCCCGCGTTAACTGTAGGGTCTGCGCTCGGGTTAAAGCACAATTGAGCAATCATAGATAGATCACTACTTTGTGTATCATGAGCAATCATAGAGCGCCTTGAGCTAAAACTCACAGGCTCCGCGCTTGGGAAAGTAGGAAAATCACCCACTATCGCAATATTACCGCTCTCAAGCGCACCGCCAGAGAGAGCGCTTGCGTCGACTTTTGCGTAAATATTAGGGCGGGCTGTTCTAGGGAACCCGCTAGCATTGAGAAAACTAGGCATTTAAGCACCTCCAAATGAGAGTTATTATATCATAAAGAATTAAGAGGTACACCTACAACGCGCCCTTGGGGCTTCAAGCCGATTGTGAGCGTTCCCAGTGTAGGCGCAGGGAAAAGCCGCGCCGCGTCCTCTTGAATCATAGCAGAAACAGAAAGGCGGCGAACGTATAACCCTAATTCTTCGGCGGCGAGTTGCTCATGAGGCGCTAAATCCTCAAGCCCCTCTACAGTAAAATACAAATACCCGTTTTGTATAAAATCGCTTCTGCTTTGCTGTAGACCGCTAGAAACTAAATCAGCCAAGAGCTCCGTCTCTTCGTCTGTCTTTGCAAAAATCTCAAGCCTCGCGTCTTGTTTAGAAATTGCCGAAGCCTCCCCCCCTGCGCTGTGGCCTAACGGCCTATCAGTCACACGCCTTGATAATTGCTGTACGACAACAAGAGGCGGTTGAGCCGTTCCCGCTTGAGCGTGAACGCGAAGAGACGGGGGAGATTCTCGGAGCTTCGCAAGTGTGCGCCTCAAACTATCTACGCCATACGCCGTTGAATCAAGTACAGCGATTGCATCCGCTTCTTTTGCAGGGTCGAGGTATTGAGAGAGAGCTGAGTGTAAAGCCGTTAAAATATGCCTGTGGATCATAGCCCCGCCTCTTCTGCTATAGTGTTTACATTAAGCGCTATATTAGAGGCTAAGTTTAGAGCCTTAAAACCGCTATGTTGCCACGCCTCGGGGCGTAGTGTCGAAACTGTACGCCACGCCGCATAAGTAACATTTGCACCCCTGTTTTGAGCGCCTGCTTGTGTCGTGTTACCTATCAGTTTGACCATGCCTGTTAATGCGTCACTTACAGAACGTACACCGCTTTTATTTAGGTAGTGACGGGAAAACCCGCTACCCATACGCCCACCGTACAAAAGCCCGCCCTCTGTCCCGCTTGTTGTAGGCTCTAAGCCCCGCGCTATTCGATAACCCGACGCGCCCCCCATCTTTTTGATTTCAGATGTGGAACGTCGAAACATAATATATCTATAAGGCTCACCGCGACGAGGGCCCTTTTTTACTCTGCGAATTGGAGAAGCGCCCGCTCTCACCGTTTTGAGAAGGTAAGATCTCATGTCATGTGGAGGAATGCCCCGCTCTAACATATTTGGCAATTCACCGATCAATGTAATTACCGCGTGATTTTCTCCCGTCTCCGTAATTACAACCCCCCGCCTATACTCCCTCAATGTTGATTTCAGCCCCGCCTCGCTTGCGCTCGCTTTCCAAGCGGCGGCAATGGCAACAGCAATTCGTTTGACTCTTGCGCGTCTGCTACGCGGATCTAGTCCAAAATCACTAGCGCTATACATCTGAAGGCCCTAAGAATTCGAGCCCTGCTTCTGCGTATACTGGAAGAGATTGATGGTATTCTGAAGGCGCTTTAAATTGAATCCTCGTATCTCTAGTGCTGTGAGGATGATCTAATACTGTATAGACAGGGTGAGCGTAATACTCCACGCTTAAACGAACACCCGCGGCGGGCTTCTGCACTAAATCAATCCACTCGATCCGCCCCCCCGCGTCCACTTGAAAAGCGCTTCCCTCTTCAAGTGTCGCAGTAGGATCAACAACGCCCCCGCCGTCTGATTGAATCATAAAGCGAACACCAAAGGAAACAGCCCCGCCCGCTAAATCATGAGAACGTGAGGCGATAGGGTAACGAAGGCGCTCAAAAGCCGCCCCCGTCGTTGTGATCACCTCTCTAAAAACAATAGAGCTTGCAAGGAGTGTGAAACGATCACCCAGCGCGGGGAGGTGCTCGGGTAAAAGCGTGAGACCTATTAAACCCCGCCCGTATTCAGCCGCCCCAAGGGGGCCAAAGCGCTCATCGTTCACTTTTGCATGAGTAACAACGGCGCGTAATTCTTGAGCACTATGATAAATATATCCCCGCCCTTTACACGCGGGGCAATCGGGGCGGTTTTGTGTGAGCTTGTTTGAGCTCCCTCCCCCTGCAATTGTAAACCCGTAATCACCTGCCTCTTGTGAACAAGGGCACTCTGCTGACTGTTCCCATTTAACGGGCAAGCCGTGAGAGTAAATTCTTTTTCTGAATTCTTCGGGCCTAAAGTCGGGTCTTGGGGCGAGCTTTTGGGGTTGGCGTCCTTGAAGAATCATGACAGCTCCTTAAAGCGCCGCAATATTCATGGCTCTGTAAGTGGCTTTCAATGTAGCCATGAGCTCTTTTAATTCTTTTGTGAATTGTATGACCCTTGCACCATAGCCCGAATTCGTAGCAGACGCCGTAGTGTTTACGCTCTGGCTTAATCCGTCTAGGGATGTGGAAATTTGAGCAATACCAGCACCAACAATAAGATCACCTGCAACATCGAGAGCCAATAGAGAGCTTTTTAAACCAAGGGCCCTTATAATATCAGCGGGCAAAGTGTCAATCTTCCATGTAATAACAAGATCTTGGGCTTGTGGTGCGTCAATTTCTACAGTGAACGTGTCAAAACGCCTGTCTTTAACACGGGGTGAGCCTGCTCCCGCTGTGGCCTCTACAGTGTAAACATCTGAGAAATTGCGGGGGGTGTTAATCACTACGGAGGTTTCACCCGCTGGAATTGTTACTGCTCCCGAGTAAAGAGGAAAGCCCGCTTTATACTCAAGCTCAAAATATGCGGGGATATAATAGTGCGCTGAGAGGCCCCCCATTCCTACGATAACAGGAAGCCCCCCCGCGATAAGATAAGAGCTTGCGCCTTCAGCCGTGGGGATGATGTGAATTTGTCCCGCTATGCTTTCCGTTACAGTTGCCCACTGAGGGGGTAATTCTGCCCGCGTTGTGCTTTGCCCGTATTGAATCGAGAGCTTCTCGACTTCGACAAGGGGGCGGTGACGGGTGCGGATAGGGTACCATCCCCCCGCCGCGTCGGGCTCCTTATCGTGTCGCTCTCGGATCACCTGTGGATTAAAAACAAGACCGAGCTCATCAGCAAGCGCCCGCTCTGCTTGAATGATTGAATCCTTAAAAATACGATCGGGGTAAGGACTCCCATCATCAAGCGTAAGATCAACACCGAGTAAAAATGTATCTTTTAACCACTGGGCGTTATAGCCACGCTCTGAAAGGGTAGCCATTTTTAGCCCTCGCTCTTTTTAGAGGTGCTCTTTTTACGCGGTGCGCGTTTACGCTTGGGCTTGGGCTTTTCTTCCTCGATGGGGAGAGCCTCGGGCTCTTCTACCGCGTCGGGGGAGAATAAAGAAAGATCCGCCGCCAAGTCTGAAGAGCTCGCGCTCTGCTTGGCTTTGGAAGGAGGAGAGACGCGACTCCATAACGGTGACTCTTCAAGCCTCCGCTTTTGATCCTCGGTGAGCTCATTTTGAGGCGTAATTAATGCGCCTTTCTCGACTCTGATATAACTATCACCAAAGCCACACTCACCACTGAACTCTCTATGAAATCGCCATGTCATGTTATTTCTCCTCTATGTTAAAACTCTAGGGTCTTTTATGAGTGTAGACCTAAGAGAATTGAGTCTGTGATGCTTGAAATTCCGCTTGAGGTGTTAACACCTGCATTAGAAACGACAAACATTTTAGACGGTAGCTTAACAGCAGGGGCACCAAACATCATAAGCAAGAATGGGTGAGTGGTGCGAACCTGTGCAAGTGGGCGACGAATAAGGCTCAACATTTGGAAATATTCCATATAGTCGGGAGCGCTATTGATAAATACAATATCGCTGGATCCTGCAACCTTCGCGTTTAGATCGTTAAACACTGTATTTGCGCCAGCGTTCGCAATCTCACCCACAAGGAGGGCGCCGTCAGCGTTTGCCGCGTCCTTCGCTGAACGATAAATCTTGTAGAATTTAACGCTCGCATTTGCGTCTGCCTGTGCAATTGTGAAGGTGACCTTATCACCTGCGTCAATAGCGACTGCGTTAGTATCGACAGGAACACCAATACCATCATCTCCGACAGGTACAACGCGATAGTAATAAAGTCCTACATCAGCGGCGACGAACTTAGAAGCCGCATCCACTGGTGAAGTAGGTTGGACGCCGATTGTAGGAGGGACAACAGTACCCTCAAACACAGAGCTTGATCCAGCGATAGGTGCAATTCGATCATGACGCTCTAGGAATGGGCAAGCGATCACTTTTACAGGGCCATAAGGGCCTGTAATTGAGAGCTCGTTTGCGCCGAAGGTGAGACTTTGCCCGCTCACTTGAATTTGGTCATGGCGTCCACTGTGTACAGTCTGCTTGATAAGCTCTGACAATACGCGAGGAGTGACAAGGATAGATGAGATCATACCGTAGAAAGGAGCGCTATAGAGAGCGCCTAGAATCTCAGAGAGATACACAGCCGAAGGGGCGGCGCCTCTTAGATCTGCGACGTTACCGCCGTCCTTAATCTGCTTAATGATACCGTCCCACGCGAGGTTATTGAGAGAGCTGTCACCGTGGAAGAGCTCTTTTTCAACGCGACGGAGTAAAGCCTCAGTACCACGTCTGGTTTCTTCTGCGATTGCGTCGGGGCTAGGTCCAACAAGATTTACAAAGCTAGCGACGTCTGAAACCTCGCGCTTCTCTGCGAGATAGCGAATTTGAACGGCTACCTTCTCATACTGGCTACGATTAAGAGCCGCCGTTCCACCTTCAGCGATGAAGGGGGAGAGCTCCGCGCCATGCTTTAGAACGCGGTTATATTCTACAACCGTATTCATTGCGGGGGTTTTTGCTAACATAGGCCACAACTTAAGATCAGCCATGCTTGAGGTCGCAATGCTCAAAGTTTGCTGAAGTTGCTGGGGGACTAGGGGACTTAGATTATTAGCCGCTTGATTTCCGCCCGCGGGAACAAGTGGAGTTTGATAACCAACATCACCCTTACGGAGTTGACCCATGAGAGCTGACATTTCGGTACTAGATGGTACGCCTTGCATATTAAAAACCTTTTTTTAGAGATTGAATCGTTGAGCAACGGTTGAAGGATCGGCGCCGCTCTCTAAAAGAGCCGCCGCTTGCATGAGCTCGCTCGCCCGCTCGGGTTTATCGGCGGCTGTGAGGCTCAGAGCCTTGAAAAGATCTTCCCTAGATGCGCCGCTTGTGGGCTCTTCGTTGGGTGAGGGAATATAAGAAACAGATTTTACAAGAGGCGTCTTCTTCTGGATCTGAGGGTTTGCGTCTCGCAGTCCCGCAATTTCAGAACGTAAACTCTTTACAAGCCCTAAAACGCCAGTAAGCCCTTTAGCGAGCGCTTCATTCTGTGCCCGTTGCTCTTGTAAAAGGTCATCAAGAGCAGGTGCTAGAGTTGCCGCAAGCGCCTGTTCACCTTGATTATGTGCCTTGTGTAAGCGGTCAATGTGTCTATTTTCAGCGTCTTGTTGAATCTGCGCGACCTCTTCAAGCACATCCATGCTTTTTGAAAGTTGTGCGTCTGCGTCTCGGTCTGCGACGTAGGAGAGCGCCCGCCGCTCCGCGTCCTCGCGAGACACGCCCGCTGATGTCATCATGTCAATTAGTGTCTGAGCGCTCATTGAGCTATCTCCTTAATTATACGTTGAGCTAGCTCCGATATTTTAACAGAGTCAGCAAGGGGGAAAATTGATGTTAACGCGGTCATTATACGCGCAAAAGAGGAAGACCGCAAAGAATCAGAGTCTGCAACACTTAGATTTGTGTCTAATTGCTGGGGTATCAGAGCACTCAACGCGCCGTCTACGTCCGAAGGTGTTTGATACCCTACGGATTTAATCAGCGCCTTAATTAACGTCATAGACGTCTTCGGGTTAACAGGACTTGTAGTAATAGCACAGTTTAAAACTTTGGCTTTTGTGACGATGTGCGGATTATAGGGGTCTCTATCCACGACTTGACCCTCTACACTAAAACCAATTCGTCTATTACGCCCCGCTTTTTCCATTGCTTCAGCAAGAGTGATAATTTCCATAGCTTTTGGCTGATCTAATAAAAGAACACCCTCTATTTCAGTTTGGCCCCGCTTGCGGTTTACTTTTGTGGGATAACCTAACACATTAGAGGCGCCGCTCTTGTGCTCGTAATTAAAAACACCGTTCTTTTCAAAATGAGTAAAATCAAGACCTTTTTGTTTTACAATCTCGCCTTGAAGGTCAACATCTTCAGTAGAAATAACGCCCTTTATTTTCGCCGTTTTATCGACTGTGGAACGCTCCGCTTTTACTAAATCTATAATCATTTTTTTCTCACAATTCGCCCGCTCGCTGTCACTGTTTGATCGGGGCTGAGTGGGATTGTATCACATCTACAATTAGGATGTACAGGGTAGGCCGTTGCTGTCCATGAGCGCCGAGGGCGCCCGACGTTCGTTCCATTTGCCACAAGGTCGCTCACAAGGAAAATAAGAGGGGTGTTTGTCGCAGGGTCTAAGAAAAGATCACGACAGCTAGAACACGCGCCACTTTCGGGTATTCGTGCGACGCGGGCTTCTTCGCCGTCAAGTTCCACAGCTTGGAAAATCTGCCCTTCATTATGTACGGCTTGAAGCTCTGTCTCTGCGATCCTCTCAAAATTGCGGGCAATGTCCCCCACTCGTTGACGAATACGCCCCGCCACTTCTCGCGCCGTCGGCTTGGTAAGCACTGCGGCCCCCACTTCCTCGCGTATCACTTTGAGCTTTTGGCGTCGTCTCTCTGCGTCTGGTGTAGAGAGCAATGCTTCTCCGTTCCACTCCTCATACACTGAAGCGCTGAATTCATCCGCATACAACGCCCCTAAACCTCTTATATAACCACCTGCCACCCGATGAGCAGAAACAAGCCCCGCCCGCTCTGCCGCGCTGAAATAAGAAGGGATTGCTCTCTCATGTGGGGGGGGTGCGAGTTCGGGGGGCTGTGGTTTTTCAATAGTAGGGTAACGCCGTGACTCGTTGGGCGCCCTTGGGGCTATCCCTTGCGAGAGCTCATCACGCCACCTTCTTAAATCCCATCGCCTCATTCTCTCACGCTCTACTGGAGAAGCCTCCACATAATGAGAGCCAAGGCGACGAATAAAAAGCAATGGATTTAAAGGGGCGCCTGTCGTTGTGTTCTCTGTCTGTAAAACTTGGGGGCTCAAATAACCATCTGAAATAAGGTTTTCTACCCTCTCCCGAGAAAGCCCCGCCGCCCTCACACCAAAGAGCTCAATACTGAGAGCGTCATAATGGGCCTCTATAGCATCCCGCCCCCTCATTTCAGCGTCAACGAGTAGCATCTAAGCGCTCCATCTTCTCGCGTACTTTTAGCGCCCACTTTTCGCCAGCGTCACCGCCCCATAAAAGCCAAGCTATTTTCCCCGCCGCAGGCTCACCGCTGGGGGTCTTATTGTTTTTGTGTTGTCTATGTCTCGCGAAAAAAGCAATCATCCGCTTGATTGTTTTTGGGCTTATGTTTTCACGATCTCGCAAATCAACAGCTCTCTGAACGCCCGAGCCTATGCCCTGCTCTCCTGCCTCTTGTGTAGAAAGCCCGCCTCTTTTGTATTTCTTACGAAGCCTTAAGCCCCGCGCCGCTTGTTCTGCAACCAAGGCGGGAGGTTTAAACCACTCTTTAGGATAACGTGAGCTTTTTACAAGCTCTTCATTTAAGCCTAAAGCTCTTGAAAGATCTTCGTTTAAAAGCGTTAACCTTCGTCTATGTAGTGCGCTCATGTTCTCTGCAATTTCTGTGATTACATCAAGTTCCCCTTTAAATAGAGGAGTTGACACTCTCGCTTTTATTAGCTCTAGGGCCTCACTTGCTCTCTCTCCCCTATTTAGTACAACAGAGCCCACAACATGACCCGCGTTTATAAAACGCTCTCTCTTATCGCGTTGTTGAATAAGCTGTTCGTTGATCATCCACAGTACGCGGGGGTCATTAAGCGCTTGTTTTGAGCCTTTTAGGTGTATTTTCATTGAGCCTCATAATCAATTAAAGCATTAAGAGCGCTTGAAGTATACCCCATTTTTAGCCCCGTGTCTCTATGTGCCCGCCTCACGCGAGGGTCAGCGGCTGTGTTAATGATCGCCAAATCTGCCTCTGAAGAGAGGCCTGTCGCCGCCCCACTTTGAATCAGCTTTCGTGCAAGTGCGGCATTTTTAGCCTCTTCTATACGTGAGCCGCTAGGCCTCAACACTATAACGTGTCTCTTCTGCCCCTGTCTATAGACTCGCGCTGTAGACTGCGCCAGTGTGTCGGGGCTCCACGGTGTCGAGAGATGAGCGACAAAGCCCGCTCTATGTTGAAGGTTAGCGCCCGTCTCAAGCGCTTTTGTTTGACCTAGTA